CCATCTGGTCGATGTCGTCAGTGCCCTCGATCGCCATGCCGTGCACGGTCGATCCGCACATGGTCCTGATGATCTGGTTGTGCTCGGCGAGCACGTCACCATGGCCGCTCACTTGCCCAGTCCTCTGTTCAGCACCTGTTCCAGGTTGCGCATCTCATACCCATTGATCATCTTCAGCGCCTCCTTGATTGCGTCTCGAGACTGGATCAGAGCGTTGCCGGTCAGCAGGTGGTCGTAGCACCTGTCGCAGACCACAGAGGTGTCGGTGGCCTCACGGCTCGGGTAGCCGAAGTTCTTGGTGAACTCCGCCTCCGCCTCTTCGTCGGTCCAGGTCGACTTGAACCTGTGCCCGCAGCTCTCGCACTTGCGGCTAAGGCTCATCGTCTGGCCTTGTCCCGGTCAGCCAGGTAGCCTCTGACCGCATCTTCTTGATCTGATCCTCCACTACCTTGTTGTGCGCCTCGAAGTCGGCGTGGGTCCAGCCCTTGTACTGCGGGTACTCCAGGTCCAGCACCTTCTTGTTCAGCCTTGATACCTGGCTGGTCTGCAGGACGCAGACGATGGACAGGATGATCAGGCCTAGGTCCTGCATGTAGTTGACGATGTCGTTGCTGCTCATGAGTCCTCCTGGTCGGTGTGGTAGGTGTGGTCCAGGATGGCCTCCACAATTTTTCTGTGCCCGGCCAGCGCCTCCTTCTCGGTGTGCCAGCGCTCCTCCTCCTGGTCGTGCGGCCAGACATCCCGCTTTGGAGGAGTGTTGTTCCAGCCGTGCTCCTTGCGCCACGCGTTGCGGAAGTCCCAGTCGTCCTGGTCGAAGGCCACGGTCTCGAACAGGATCGGCGGGCCGCTCCCGAAGCTCATGTCGGTGCCAAGCCAGACAGTTGACACCCAGACCTTGAAGCCGTCTATCTCTATCGTGTCCTCGGCAACCCTGCGGCCACCTATACCTCCTTCGCTGGTATCCATTTCCTTGGCCCACTCCTCTAGCCCGATCGGCTCGCCGGCGCGGTTGTAGTACAGGCTCATGTGTCCTCGATTCGCTTGACGCTGACAGTGACGTTGTAGTCGTCCTCCCACTCGATGTCGCTCAGCTCGTAGTTGGGCATGTCGGCCACTCCCTTGCGCAGGGACCTCTCAATCTTGTACCGGCGGTGCTGGCGCCTGACTACCTTGAGGTAGCCGTAGATCAGGATGCCTACGATGAGCAGGCAGACCAGTGACGCCAGGTCGTTCATCACAAGTCCCTGTCTGGCGGGTCATCTCTTACCGTGACGCCGGTTGGAAGAAGCGGGATTGTCGGGTCCTTCAGGCCGATCTCGTAGCCGAGCTTGGCTCCGACCCGGGCCATCTCGATGTGAGCCCAGGCCGTGGAGTTAAGCGCCTCTGACTGTGTTGGCCAGGACAGCGCTAGATGCTCGCACTCGGCCAGCAGCCGCTCAGCGGTATACCAGTGCTCTAGCGGAGTCATGGCACGTTCCTCTTTTCCTCTGCCCAGGTGCTGTTGACCCGTGCCATCTCGACGTGCTTCATGGCCAGGTCAGCCAGCTCCCTGGAGGCCATCGCGTTGGTGACCACGAACTCCTCAGCCCGCTTCAGCAGCCGGTCGGCCTCGTCCATGTGCTCCTTCGGTGTCATGACTGCTCCTGCTCATATTGGTTCTTCAGGGTCATTGCCAGCCCGCTAACCCCGGCTGCAACGGCAACCATCGCGTCGGCTACCTGGTCGACGGTGATCGCCCCGGGCCCAGAGGTCATCTTGATCATCGCCTTCTCCATGTTCTTGGTCAGCATGTCGCAGACCTCGATGCGTTTCTCGACGCTCATGTCTTGGTCTCCAGATCTGTTGCGATTCGGGAAAGCAGCGATGTGGTGAGCTTGGACTCGGCCATGATGGAGCGCAGGTAGCTGTGGATGCTGCGTGCGTTGGGGTCTCCGTCTGGCCCTTCTTTCACCACCAGGCTCAGTCCTTCCTCTGCCCGCTGGACATGGGCCCGCAGCTCACCGTTGTACTCACTTGACTGGGAGAGCTGTCTGACCAGCTTCCGGTTCTCGTCGACCAGGTCGGTGTTGACCCGGTGCATCTCTGCATGGTTCTTCTGGAACCTGTCACGAGAAGCACGCAGCTCGATGTTCTTGTTGCGCTCGGTGTTCAGCTGGTCGCTCAGGTCACTGGCACGGTCTTTCAGCTCACGGATCGACTTGTCGTAGATAGCGATGCTGCTAGTCCGCTCCAGACGGGTGATGCGAGCCCGCGCGTCGTCAAGGGCTCTCATGCTCGCGTCACGCTGGGAAAGCAGCGAACGCACCCCGTCAAGGCCTGATGTCCACAAGCCGGCATCGGAAAGGATCCTGTTCAGCGCGTCACGGTAGTCGCGCAGGTCAACCTGGTTATTCTCCTCTTGCTCGCTCATGGGGTCTCCTTGTATCGGTCGGGGATGAGGTCTTGGTGTTCGTCCCAGTACTTTTTCCATGCGAGTATGTCTGGGCCGTCCTTGCAGATGCGACACGCGCTGGCTGGCTGCCGAGTGCTGTAGTTGAGGCTGTGGATGCAGTCGGGCTCGCGTGGGTCGCCGAGGAAGTAGGTCATCAGTCGATCCCGTACCGGTAACAGTTGCCGCAGTAAGACGCTTCTACATCGTGCGGATTGTTGCTGGTCATGTTGCAGAACGGGCAGGTGTAGCTGTCCTGGACAGATTTTGTCTTGTCCTGGACAGGTGGTGTCCAGCCCAGCAGCTTCAGGGTGTTGATCGTGCTCTCGTCGACTACAACCTTCGGATCGGTCAGCAGGATGCTGATATCTCCTATGAACAGTTCCAGGTTCACGGTTGCCGCCTGGCTCGCTCCTATAGAGACAGACAGCCCAGTCAGCGAGCCGGCGATGTTCTCACCGTCGACTAGCACCACCGTCTCGATTGAAGGTCCCTCGTGCTTGATCTCGATTTTCATGTGCTCTCCCTGCTGTTGAGGATGTCTCTTGACACGTATCGGATGGGAACACCGAGCACCTCGGCCACCGCTGCCCGGGACATGCCTGACTCCATGAGCAGGTGGACCCTGGCCTCACGCGGGGCGTCGGCGGCGTCAGACAGCTTCCCGCCTGCCCGGTACTGGTAGATCCCGGCCGGGATGATGTTCGGGTTGTCGATGGTGTCTGCGTCCCACCATGCCGGGGTCAGCCAGCCCCTGGCACGAGCGTTCATCGCTCCCCGGGTGCTAGGGCCGTGGGTGTTCTCCAGCTCGGCGTACAGGGCTGCCACGTCCCTTGCCGTGCCTGCCCGAACTCGTGACCTGCGTGCAATCTGAAGCGGCGAGGTAGGCCCGGCTCCAAGCCGGCCGGCAAGGTAGGCATTGGTGTAGCCGATCGCAGCAAGCGCCTGCAGGCGCCGGCGGGTGCCGATGGCGTCTACGGTTGCCGTGCCACCTGGCAGGGATCCCAGGTTCACCTTTACGGCCAGCAGGTCAGCCTCGGTCTTCGGACGTATCCCCTTGGATGCAGGGCGGCCCGGGAACTCACCAAGCATGACCCGGATGGATGTGCGGTTCACCCCAGACGACGCCTCGATCTCGCGGATGCTCATGCCGGCGTCCAGCAGACTTCGCACATGCTGGCAGGCCTTGTCGGTGGGCACGTACGGCTTGCGGCCCATCAGATGCAGGGTTCGCTGACGCTTGCCTGCACGTCGTCCTGCCTTCAGGCACGCATCGCACGGGTCGGTCTTGCACTCGCCGCGAGTCCGCATTGCCAGTGTGCCGTGCTTACGCGGGGCTCTCATTGTCGATCACCTCGTACGGCTGCAGCAGCTGGTGCGGCTCGTCAGGCACGTCGTCGTCAGGCACCTCGTACAAGTCGGCCAGCGTCGGCTCCCAGCAGTCGTAGACGGCCTGGTAGCGCACTGCCTCGTACTTGGCTGCATCCTCTGGCGTGTTGGTGAACTGGTCCTCTTTCATGTCTCCTCCTCTCATAGGGTAAAAGTACGGCGGGCCAGTGACATACCTGACCCGCCGCACCACCTTGACGAGCCGTGGCAAGCCACGCCGCGCCCTGCCCAACGCTGCCTGCTACGCCTAGCCATGCCATGACTTGCCTTGACGAACCCAGCCTCACCTGCCGCAACTTGCCATGCCTGGCCTCGCAAAGCCTCACCGGGCCTGAACGTGCCTGCCTTGCTGCAACACACCATGCCAAGCCTCGCCCTGACAAGCAGAGCCACACCTGCCAAGCCTTGCCTGCCTTGACGAGCCAAACCACGACGTACCCGGACAAGCCTGAACGAGCCTGCCTTGCCACACCGGACCCTGCTACACCGCAGCAAGCCCAGACGTGCCAAGCCCAACCATGCCTGCCTTACCTGGACGTACCAGACCGGACCGGGACGCACTGTACTGCGCCACGTCACGCGTTGCCAGACCATGCCTGCCTAACCGGAACGTGCCTTGCCTGCCGCGCCTTGCCGCACTCGGACGTACCCGGATTCGGCATGCCAGACCACGCTTCGCCTGCCACGACCTACCATGCCCTGCCTAGCCCTGCTCTGAAATGCCCTGCCACGCCTGCCAGGCCACGCCAAGCCTCGACGGGACCAACCACGCCTCGCCTGCCTTGACACGCCCTGACGCGCCTAGCTCCGCCATATTCGCCGTGCCTGCCGTGCCGAGACTTGCCTTGCCACGCCAAACCGGGACTGGACATGCATAGCCGTGCCCTGCCTGCCTTGACATGCCATACCCAGCCTCGCCGTGCCAAGCTCCGCTTCGCCGTACCTGGCCTGCCAAGCCATGCTCTACCCTGCCCTGGCACGCGACACCCTGACATACCATGCCGTGTCGGTGATGCTAGACGGCCTCTTGCTCGTCCTGGCCGCCTGCCAGCATGGATGCGAACTCCTCCATGTGGCCGTACTTGCGCTTGAGAGCCAGGAACTCACGCCTCATGTTGCGAAGGGTGAACTCCTTGATGAACGGGTCGGCCATTGCCGTCTCGGTAGGCATGTACACCGGCTTGGACTCCGGTGCGGTGTAGGAGGTCCAAGCCCTCACAGTTCCCGGCTCGTTCTTGCCGGTGGGCTCCTTGTAGACGACCTTGACACTCCTGATCATCCGGCCAGCCTGGTGCAGCCGGTTGGCATGAGCACCAGCCTTGTCGTCCCACTCGAACCGGTCATGCAAGTCCGCGTTCCTCGGTGTGGACTCTGCAAGGACTACCTCTTTGGACAGGAACCCGTGCTTTGCGTAGATCTGTGCGAGCACGTCTCGCAGCGGCTTGCTCATGACAGAATCACGATCTCCTTGTCCATGTCGACGCCATAGGTACCGAAGTTGCCCTTCTTCTCCGGACGCCACTCACCCACGCCAACGCCCATCCCGCCGGCCTCGATCAGTGAGACAACCGAGTCCTTGGTGATGGAGCTCTTGACATAGGTGACCTTCAGGGTGGCCGACCACGGCCAGAACTGCGGCCGGTAGCGAAGGTCGGTCTTGTTCATCGGCAGCCCGACCATGTCCTCGCGCATGGTCGGCTCCTCCTCGGACTCGATCTCAGTCAGCTCCATCAGCTCGCTGGCGATGAAGACTCCATGGAAGAACATGAACTGCCGCAGCTCGGTCATCTTGATCTGTCCGCCGTAGTAGCGAGCACCTCCGATGGTGGCGAGCTTGAACGCTGTGGCCGGGAACCCGTAACCGGTGTCAGTGCGGTAGAACGCCGCGTCGTACTCGGCCTCGGGGTCACGCAGCTCCCGCGGCTTCTTGATTCCCTGCTGCGCATCCAAGATCATCCGCTTGGCCTTCTCGGTGAACTTGTTGACAATCAGCGGGGTGTGCCCGGTAACCGGGACCAGGATGGTCTCGGCGCTGACCCTGGTCAGGTTGATCACCTGTGCGGGTGTCGGGTTAACCAAGGTCGACTCAGGCGGCTTGGCTGGCTTGCTTGGCTTGCTTGCTGTCTTCTTCGTTGCTGTTACCACGGCAATTCTCCTTATGGTGGTTTACATCCGGACATGACAAAGCCCCTGGGGGCGTGCTGCAGGTTCCGGCTGCGGGCACACCCCACCCAGGGGCATATGGTAATTATATCGAGGAACTCATAGAACCGTCAACTACACATAGACGCAGCAGGACGGTGCGATACCTTGTTCTCATGAGCCCATATCCAGAGCGCATCGTCATCTGCACCAACTCCGAATGCACCTGGTTCGAGGCGGAGCGTGTCATCACCGCCACCCCGGTGGCACCTGGTGCCTACACCTGGCCCGGACCTGCCTTCTGTGAGTGCCGACCAGACGTGGAGATGAAGCATGTCGTCAACGGTCAGGACGAGAAGGCCAGTAGCTAACGAGCGCTGGGCCAGGTCACTGGTGTCACAGCGCTCCGATAACATCTGTGAGGCGTTCGTCCCTGACGTGTGTCTGGGACAAGCCAGCACAGTGCACCATCGGCGCAAGCGGAGTCATGGCGGACTGTGGCTGCCGGCCAACCTGCTGGCAGTCTGCGGAGACGGGACGAGGGGATGTCATGGGTGGATCGAGAGTCACCCCAAGCTGGCGCGTGCTGCGGGACTTTGGCTGTTCACCGGCGATGGCGAGCCTGATCAGCGTAAAGCTTGGCTTCGTACCTACAATGAGGCCAAGAGCTGGGTCCTTCTTGACAACGAAGGCGGCCGATCCTGGTCCTGAGCAGGTCCCCGGTACCTTAACCTCCGCTGGTGGTACCGGGGGCCGCAGTAATGGAGGAATGGATGGCAGCGCCAGGGACGGTGGCTCGGGCAGGACACTCGGGTCTGGTACTGCCACGGGCGCCGCAGAATGACGAGGAGCTCTGGTGGCTCATCAAGTCGATGTTCGGCATCGAGCTCCCACGGGTCAGTGTTTGTCCTAATCACATCAGCCCCTTCGAGGCCGTGGCCCACGCCTTCTTTGGCCGAGAGCCCAACTTTGCTGTCTGGTACGCATCCAGAGGATCTGGAAAGTCCCTGGCTCTGGCGGTCCTTGGCCTGGTCAAGGCGTTCGTCTCCGACATCGACGTAACCATCCTTGGCGGGTCGATGACCCAGTCGCTGAACGTGCGCGAGCACATGCGCAAGCTGATGGCTCACCCGAACGCCCCGATGTTCGCCGTCTCCAAGGACCAGGCCACCCTGATCCAGATGAACACCGGCAAGAACATCCGCCCGCTGCCTGCCTCCCAGACAACCGTCCGAGGGCCCCACCCGCCGCTGCAGCTGCTGGACGAGGTCGACGAGATGGAGTGGGACATCTACAACGCCTCGCTCGGCCAGGCGATGGAGCAGCTGAACATCCACGGCCAGGTGATCGAGGAGTACATCGTCGCCTCCAGCACCTGGCAGAACCCGGAGGGCACCTTCTCCAAGGTGATCGAGGACGCGCGCGAGCGCGGGCTTCCGATCTTCACCTGGTGCTGGCGAGAGCTGCTGCAGCCAAACGGCTGGATGACCCAGCGGTTCATCGACGGCAAGCGCAAGGTCATCTCGGCACAGATGTGGCACACCGAGTACGAGCTGAACGAGCCGTCTGCCGGGTCCAGGGCGTTCGACCTGGACAAGGTGGAGAAGTACACCATCGAGTACCCGCCGACAGTCAATGAGCTGCACCAGGGCAACGGCGACCACGACGTGTACGTCTGGGAGAAGCCGCAGCCGGAGGGCCTGTATGCGGTAGGCGCTGACTGGGCCAAGGAGCAGGACAAGACCGTGATAGCGGTGATCCGCTATGACATCGAGCCCCGCCGCATGGTCAAGCTGACGCGGGTCAACCGCCGGCCGTGGGACTCGATGATCGACATGTTCAACCAGGACACCCAGAACTACCATGCTGTCGCAGAGCACGACGGCACAGGGATCGGCAACGTGGTCAACGACTTCGTCGACTACTCCGACACGACCAACAAGTTCGTGATGATCGGGCGCAAGCGCACCGAGATGCTGCTGGACTACATCACCGACTTCGAGCACGCCCACTACCGGATGCCGCGGATCCCGGCCAGCATCGACTACCCGGGAGTCCAGGCTGAGCCGATCTACCGTGCTCACCGCTCGGTCACCGTCTCCGATGTCTACGCGCCAGGGAAGTGGAACAGCCACCTGCCTGACGACATCGCCGCGATCGCGCTGGCTCACCGTGCCCTGAAGAAGCTGCCGGCGCCGCCGATCAACTCCTCCGCCGTGCCGAACGACCCGCGGATCAGGGAGGCCGACAAGCGCTTCCATGTCAAGCCGGAATCAAACATGTCTGTCAACGAGGGCGGGGTCACCATTGTCGACGAGCGAGACGGCTTCGACGCCGACTCCTGGCTGGTTGGCGGCAATGGCGGCGGCGACGAGTGGTCGGCAAACATATGAACCTGTACGCCACACTGGACACCTCGATCTTCGGTCGGTCCTACCACCAGGGAGAGCAGGTGGACGACACAGGATGGATCCGCGCGCAGTACCTGCAGATGCTGGATCTTGGCCTTGTTACCACCGCCACTGGGACTGTGGTGATAAACGGACCAGAGGTCATGCCGGTGATCTACACGCCGTCCATGCCTTTGCTGTCGGCAGCTCCACATGGATATGTGGTGGCCTGGGACGGTCACAACGCTGATGGCAGCGACGACCGGCCACCGGACTGGAGCCGTTGTGAGATTCACTCGTCAGTGACATCCGGATTCACTTTCGGACCATCCACCCTGCGCGGCACGTTCGAGTCATCCGCCGGCGGAGAGAAGGTGTGCATTGCAGGCCTGGAGTACTCACTTGGCCTGTCAGACACCTACGAGGTGCTGCTTGTCTACCGAAACACAGCCGGTGTCACCAGCGAGCCATCTGATCGTGCAACGATCATGGTTGGGCAGATAGACATGATTGACATACCAGACTTGTCACTGACCGTCGTCAAGTTCCAGAGCAAACAACATCTGCTGTACTGAAGGAGAGTCATGAACATCGTTACCGCTCCGCTCGAGATCGGGCTGATGCTGTTCCAGAAGGTCGTGCTCATTCCTTTGCGGCCGGTCCTGAAGCAGATAGTCCAGGAGGAGGCTAGCCACTACCTGGATGACATCGAGTGGCGCTACAAGCAGGCCCGCGACCTGCTGCGCGAGGTGACAGATGGCAACCCGGAATCATGGGCCGATCGGCAGATAACTGCCGAGGACATGAACACCCTGCAGCATCACCTGACTGGGTACACGACAACGCCGAACGTCAACGCAGCCGGCAGCGCAGCTCCCGGATCGTTCCGCTGGCAGGCCCTGCATATCGTCTACTCAGGTGTCGACTACACCGTCACAGACGGTGCGTCGCTGCTGAAGTACCACTCGTTCATCAAGGCCAACGCAGGTGCCGTGGTAGCCGGTGCCGCAACTGTTGCCATGGCTTCAAGCAACACCAAGCCAGTGCTCGGCACTGACGACATCCTGCTGTTCATCAACAACAACGGAACCCCGATTGTTGCTGCCTCCTCAGGTGCAGGGTCGCTGCCGCCTGTTGTTGCTGACGGATCCATTGACAACGCGGCCCTGGCATCAGGGGCTGTCTACGGTGACCGGATCAGTGACACCGGGATCGGCGCAGGAAAGCTTGGCGCCGGCGCGATCACCCTCGGCACTCAGTTCGCCAACAACGTAATCAGCAGCACCCAGCTGGCGGTAGCAGTCACCACATCGCTGACCAAAGCTGACAACGCAGCCACGCAAACAGCGCTGGGCATCACCAATGGCAACGTAACTGCTGCTTCTACTGCCGCAGGCGTGGCTGACGGCAAGGCTGTAGCCGCCAACACCGCTGCAGGTGTTGCTGACGGCAAGGCTGTAGCTGCCAGCACCGCTGCCGGCGTTGCTGACGGCAAGGCCGTTGCGGCTTCTACTGCTGCCGGAGTTGCTGATGGAAAGGCAGTAGCAGCACAGACTGCGGCAACCACCTCGATCGTCGGCCCAGGCAGGCTGAACATCCTCACCCACGTCCTCTACTGAAAGGCAGCACGATGCCAGAGCCAAAGTTCAAGGACTTCAAGCCGGTCAAGCGTCATGAGGACTACCTCATCCGCGATCTTGGTGACAACAACACAGGCAACGGCCACTGGGTAGAGCTGTCTCGAGCCGATGGATGGGGTTTCGGCTCAATGCCTATCGAGCGAGTCGAGGATGTCATCGAGGCTGACAAGGTTCCACCAACCGGTGGATCCCTGTCAGCGATCTTCGGCGTGGAAGAGAAGTAAGCCGGTGGCCCTTCCGGTACTTACAGCCAACTCACCTTCGGCCGGGTACATTGCATGGACCTCGTTCGGGATCACCTACAACGGTGTTTCTGTGGTCATCGCGGCTGGCAACACTCCCAACTTGTTCGCCTACTGCCTGTGGAACGGTGGCGCACCCAGCACGGTGCTGTCGACCACAAACAACCGGGCAGTGATCGACGCCCTTCTGCCAGCAGATCTCGTGCTGTTCGTCAACCGTGGTGGCATCCCGCTTAATGTGCAGGCTACCTCTCTGATCGACGGTTCGCTGATAGTGAGCGGCTCGATCATCGGCGACTCGATTCAAGCCAACACGATTGACGCAGGCAAGCTGCTGGCTGACACCATCACAGCCAGGGAGATCCATGCAGGGGCTGTCACAGCAAACGAGCTGTCCATCTCCTCTCTTGGCAGCTACGCGGCTGTCAACGGAGACATGGATGACGTTGACCTGACCACCCACGTACCTTCTGGCTGGACTCCAGGGTTTGAGCGAACCGGCGGACCTGGTGTATATGCCGACGAGACCGTTACCCCGCTGTCCGGGGCTACCTCGGTCAAGATCAGCGTGGCTGCCAACGCAGTAGAGGGCATGGCCGCACGGGCTACCCCTTGCAAGGCCGGCGACAAGATCATGTTCGGCGTTGCGTTTAGAACATCGGTGACCTCGGTGCCGGTCACGCTGCGTGCCTACTTCGGCACCGTAGACGGCTTCGCCAGGTCACAGGTGGTGGCGGCAACACCAAATACCCCTACCAACATCTACATCTTCGACGTTTCTGCAACCGGTCTGGTCGCCAGAGGTGATTTGCCCACGCCGCTTGCAGGACCAGGCATTGCTGCAATCCTTGACGGATGGCGAACCCCGGTCATCACGACCTTGTACGTCACCGGGCAGATCGAGGTTCCGACCGGTGCCCGGTTCGTCAGGTTCATGCTCTGCAGTGGCCTGCCTGCTGTTTCCTCAGCACATGTTGCAACCTGGGATGCGCTTGAGTATGCCCCGGTAGTTACCAACGTCAGGATCGCTGATGGTGCGATCACCGCCAAGTCGCTCGCCGCCGACGCCATCACCGGCCAGACGATCACCGGTGGTGTCATCAATGGTGGCATCATCAACGGTGGTGGGATCAACGGTTCAGAGATCGCCACTGCACTCCCAGGAACAGCCCGGGTCATGCTCGGCCCATCGGTCTACCACAGTGGTGCCCCGTCGATTCTCTGGGACTTTGGCACCGGTTCCGTGCAGTGGTCAAACCCGTCCATCGAGGCTGGCACCGACAAGAAGATGGTGGTCTCGGGAACATCTGGCGCGTTCGGCCAGGACGATGTTGTCTTCGGTGTTCCCACGGATGTCGGCGGCACCGGGGCGAGCATGCGCCACACAAGCCGAGGGTCTTCCGGAAGCTCGATGGCAGAGCTCCTGATCGACGGCGAGAACTCTGTTGTAGATATCACCGCAGGCCAGCCGCGGCTTCACGGAGTCCTATGGAACTTCACTAAGGCCGCGGACGCGATCGTGACTGCCAACAGCAGCGGCAACGCGCTTATTAACTATGGAGTCACCTTCACCAGTCCGCCGATCGTGCTGGTGTCAAACGGCGACTCAGCCAGCGGGCCGAACCTAGTTCTGTCGATCCTGCAGTCACCGAACGCCCCCACGACTACCGGTTTCTACGTCAACATGAAGCTCGGCAACACCGGAGCCAACCTCACAGCCGCGAGCGGAGCCAGGCGTATTAGCTTCATCGCCGTTGGTTCCTTGGTCTGATCGAAAGGAGATCTGATGCCTACCTTCACCTTCACAGTGACAGCCGCAGAAGGCGTGCGAGTGATGAACGCCTTCTGCAACAATGCTGGCGTGCCGCCAACACAGGCTGCGACTCTTGCCATCCTGAAGGACTACATCGTCAGCACCGTCAAGGACTACGAGCACAACCTGGCCGTGATAAACGTGGTTGACCCAACACCTGTGGTTCCCACCTAGAGCCTGTCGCCGGGAGGTTGCCTACACCTGAGGTTCTAAGGTGAGACGATCCACCTAGACGAAGAAGGAGAACCATGGCCAGCACCAGAGATGTCCACGACATGGGTCCGTCATCGCTGACTGACACCCAGGCCCTTGGCGAGGTCAAGGAGCTGCTCACCGGGCCGCTGTGGATGGACGAGCTCGGGTCGACCGGGCTGAAGCGCGCAGCCGGCTACATCGACGAGGAGTTCCTGCCGCAGCTGCGCGGGCGCAAGTCTGTCCAGGTGTACCGGGAGATGGGCGACAACGACGCCATCGCCAGCGCGATGATCTTCTCGGTGGTACAGCTGCTGCGCGGGGTGGCCTGGCCGGTGGTCCCTGGTGGCAAGAGCCAGGCCGATGCCAAGGCAGCCAAGCTGGTCGAGACCTGCATGACCGACATGTCGACCTCCTGGGACGACGTGATCCAGGAGATCCTGACCTGCGTGCAGTACGGCTGGAGCTGGCACGAGATCGTCTACAAGCGCCGGATGGGGCCGTGGCAGAAGGACCCGCGTCACAAGTCCAAGTACGACGACGGCCTGGTGGGCTGGCGCAAGATGCCGATTCGCTCCCAGGAGACTCTGCTGCGCTGGGTGTTCGACGAGTCCGGGGACACGCGTGCCCTGGTACAGCTCGCACCGCCTGACTACAAGACCAGGGTCATCCCGATCGAGAGATCGCTGCTGTTCCGGATGGGCCACCACAAGGGCAACCCGGAGGGCCGGTCCATGCTGCGTGGCTCCTACCGGTCCTGGTACTACAAGAAGCGCCTGGAGGAGTTCGAGTCCATCGGGGTCGAGCGTGACCTTGCCGGCCTTCCCAAGGTAGGCGTGCCGGCGGAGTACCTGCGGGCAAAGCCAGGCACCGACCAGTACAAGATGGTCGAGTCCATGAAGAAGATGGTCCGCGGGGTGCGCCGCAACGAGCAGGAGGGGATGGTCTTCCCGCTTGCCTACGACCCGGAGACCAAGCAGCCGCTGTTTACCTTCGACCTGGTGTCCTCCGGCGGTCAGCGCCAGCACGACACCAACCAGCTGATCGAGCGTTACGAGCAGCGCCAGCTCATGACGATCCTGGCTGACTGGATCATGGTTGGCCACACTGGAACCGGCACCTACAACATGCACGTCGACAAGACAGGCGTCTACAAGACGGCCCTGCAGGCCATAGCCGACTCCATCGCGGAGGTGTTCAACCGCCATGCCATCCCTCGACTGTTCGCGGCTAACGGCTGGAAGCCCGAGACCTTGCCCCACATCGAGCCAGCCAACGTCGACGCTCCAGACCTGGGTCAGCTGGCCCAGTTCCTGTCAGCTACTGCAGGGCTCGGGTTCACCTGGGGACCGGATGCCGACATGGAGCGCTACCTTCGTGACGCCGCCGGACTGCCCACTCTGGGCCAGGATGACATGGACAAGCATCGCAAGATCGCCCGTGCCGACGAGGCAGCGCTCTACGCCGAGACCGAGACCCGCTACCTGGCCGCAAGATCTCAGCTGGCCCAGGCGATAGCAGCCGAGCAGCAGATGGCTGAGGGTGTCCCGACGCTGGAGAGCGCGCAGGTAGAGGCTCAGGCTGACCAGCAGGGCCAGCAGGCACAGATGAGCGCGCAGCAGGGGCAGCTATCACTGGCTCAGTCCACCCAGCAGCTGGAGCACGGTGCCAGCGGAGAGAAGCGAGAGCAGGAGTCCCACGTACGGGCCGGCCAGCAGCAGGAGTTCGACCAGAAGCAGGCTGCCAGGGATGCCGCCAAGCCGGCGTCAAAGCCTGCCAGCGCCAAGGCAAAGCCGAAGGCCAAGACATGAGCGACGACAAGGTAAATGTAGATGCTGCCCGCACAGCCGTCATCGGGATTGTCACCGCTCGGGTGCTCAACGACAGCCACGCCGCGGCGCTGATGATCGACTCCTACATCCAGGACGCCCTGGACGACGGGTTCGACATTACGCAGGCATGGGCCCAGCTGTTCAGCGCGTCGGTGATGGTGGTCATCCCGCTGCTTCAGTGCCAGTCGTTCCACCACGAGCGGTCCATGACCGATAACCTTGGGGACTTTGCGATGACCAACGCCCTGGGAACCCGCAATGGCTAGCCGTGAGCGCGCCGACTACCTGACAACAGCCGCCGGCGGGGCCGGAGTCGCCGGAGCCCGGGCACTGAGCCATCACGCCCTTGAGGACGCGTACAACAAGGGGAAACGGCCCAAAGTTGCAGCAGAGCGCGCTTTTCTTCACACGTCAAAGGGACGTGGCAAGTTTCTTGCTGCTTCCGGACTGCTGCTGGCGTCTGCCCCTCCGTTCGCTGTAGGGCTGAACAACGTGATCACCCGCAAGGAGCCGCTGGCCAAGCGGGACAACGTGTTCACCGAGACCCAGCACGGGGTTACCGACTCGCTGGCTCAGCGAAGCGCTCTGTGGAAGGATCCTGCCCCGATCCACCGGCAGGCCCAAAACTACGGGGTGTCAGCGCTGATCGCCGGCGCAGGAGGTGGTACCGGTGGTCTTGCCCTGCGCAAGGCAAAGATGGGCGGTGGGAAGAAGGCTGCAATCACCGGCCTTGCCGCTGCCACTGCCGGTGTGGCATCACTGCCCGCGCAGGACAAGCTGATGCAACGTACCAGCCACAACGCCTACCATGTCACCCCGACCGGGGTCAGCCGTGGACGCAAGAGGTCTGTGCGGGCATCGACCAAGGCTGACCGGGTGACCCGCCGCGACGGCCGGGAGATCCCGAGCAGGTTCGGCAAGGCGATGAGCGCTGAGCAGATCAAGGCTGCTCGCAAGCTGCTGTTGCGCCAGATGCCGGCGCCGGTCAAGGCCAGGTCGTTGTCTGGCCCGTACGAACGTCCGGCATTCATGTCGCCACAGCCGGCCCGTCGCACCACAGACCCGACCTGGCTGAAGACTTTCGAGGCTGGTCGCAAGTCCACTCCTCGTGACGTTGCCAAGCTCGACGGCTACCGCGGCGACAACATGCCCAGAGCCAAGAAGCGGGCTCTGGTGATGGGCGCAGCCTCCATCCCGGTTATCCCGTTTGCAGGCGACATCGCTGCTGCTTCCACTGCTGCGTCCCTGGCACCACCGGAGCTGCGGAAGAAGACAGCCGCCCTGCAGTTCGGAGGTGCTCAGGCAGGAGGGCTGGCTGGTGGTGCGGCCGGCGCGTACGGGCTTGCTGCCGCAGCCAAGCACCCAAAGGTGCAGGCTGGGATAGACACAGCCGGGAAGAAGGCGGCTGATGTCAAGGCAGGAGTGCGCTCGAAGCTGGGCATGGCTCCGAAGATCCCCAAGTCAGGGCCCAACCCGCTGGAAAGGGTGGCCGCTAAGTCCCCGAAGGCTGCCGGCCGGGCGATGAAGCCACTGCTGCGCAACCCGAAGACCGCCCTTGCCGGTGCCGCGATCGGCGCGTTCGCAGGAGGCCAGGCTGGCGGGTATGCCGGGTACGGACACGCGCTGAACCTTGAGGACAAGAGGAACGGCGTGACAAAGAGCCAGGACAACCGGCACGGATCCCGGGTTGCAAAGTACGCCAGCCCTCCGGCGATGAACCAGCGTGAGAAGAAGCAGCTGGCCCACCGCAAGGAGATCACTGCAGGGCTTAGCGTGGCCGGCTCTGCCACTGGTCTGTCTGCTCTGGGTACCACGGTGGCCTCCCGGGCACTGAAGAGGAAGAACCCCAGGCTCTCCGGCAAGCTCAAGGCTGCCTCAGTGCCGCTGCTGACCGCCGGCGCCGGGTTCGGCGGGGTCAACGGCCTGTTCTACGCGGCCATCCAGCACAAGGAGGCCCGGCGCAAGCAGGTGGCCTCAAAGTCATACGTGCCCGGGATGGTTGGCTGGGCACCGATCACCAACAAAGGATCCAGCGGGATCAGAGCGGTAAGCCATGCTCACAGAGCGATGCAGAAGATTCGCCTGCTACCGGCCAACGCCGACCCGAAGGCAGGCGTGAAGGCGCTTCGGCGTTCCGGGCTGGATAAGCTGCCAGCCAAGAGCCTGTATCCCCATGTGACTGGAACTGGCGTTCACAAGCCGCTGAGTGCTCCGCGACCGAGCTCTCAAGGACGCAAGATCTGGCCAGGGCAGTCCTCACCAAAGGGCAAGACCACCGTGGTAGAGCACCATCCGGGAACACCTCGTGATGCCCAGGGAAACATTGGTGCGGGAGGTCGCAAGCTATCGGATGACAACTGGGGAGGGGATGCCGCGTACAACGGGCGTGGTGGAGGAGTGATCAGGATTAACTCGCAGCAGAGCGCGCACGGACAGGACAAGGCGCTCGAGCACGAGAAGCGGCATATTGCACCAAGAAGAAACCCTGTGCACCTACAGAACCGGATGATGCGAGACGAGGCAACAACCGGCCGGGAGGAAGGCAGAGCTGACATCCATCGTCCTCGTGGTGGTCCTGACATGAGCACCTACGCAGGCTCACCGGAGTTCAGGCGCGGTTATGAGGAAGTTCAGCGCAAGATCAGATACTCCCAGGCGCACGGCAAAGGTGTCGGCAAGTCCCTGGTCAACGGGGTTGGATGGCGGCCGATCACCAACAAGGGGCTCTCCGGCATCAAGCCGATGACCAAGGACCAGATCAAGCTGCACCGCTACGAGCTGGAGGCTCCGGCAACCGGGGCCAAGAAGAAGTACCGCGGAGTGCTGCGTCAGATGGGGTTTGACTCAAAGCGAGCCACACACGAGGACATTGGCGTGCACCGGCGCTGGCAGAATGTTCCTGACAGCCGGCCGCCGATACGACGGACCCTTGCCGTGGCCAAGTCCTTCATCAGGCTGCCGAAGAAGCCAAGGATCACGCCCTTGAAGGCTGCCGGCACGCGACGTGGTGGACTGGTCCGCACAGGGTCAGCTGTACGAACAAGACGAGGAGTCATCTGATGGCCGGACGGCTGGGCATGACCGGGGACAGCGTGACCCGAGGCGACAAGGACGTGATGAAAGCGCAGACGAGCAAGCCGTTCCTGCAGTCCTTGGAGAACTTCTCGCACCGGATGGACATGCCCAGCCAGCCGGCCACCAAGAAGAGGGTCTTCCGGGCCAAAATGCAGATGTTGGACCGCAAATGGGAGCACAAGGCTGGCAGTAAGCAGATCGGCCACACCCTTCGCCAGCCGCAGTACCTGCCTAAGGTGATGAAGTCCGTCATCGGCAAGGTCGAAACCACGATGAGCGATGACGACGCCAAGAAGCTCACCGCGATCCACGGCACCCAGGGACGGCTTCCCAAAGAGCTGGACCGGGAGACCAGGATGAAGGCATACGAGGCCAGATACATCGCGGCCGGCGGCAAGAAGGGCGAGAAGTGGCACCGGAGGGCAGATGCGAGCGAGGTTTCCCGCAACATCGGCCTTGCAGGAGCCACTGCGGGCGCAGCAGGGCTGCTGGCCTCCAAGAGCCCGCGTGTGGCTGCACGGATGGCCAAAGTCAAGGGTTTGCGTCATATCACCCCTAGCCGGGCTGAGAACGCCGCTCTCGCGGCTGGAACGGCAGGAGGCGTTTCTGAGCTCTCAGGCGAGTACGCTCGCAAGAAGCGAGCCTCCTACCAGAACAGCCCAGGAGGAGTCGCAGCCAGCGCGTTGCATCGCATGCAGTCGTACACACCGTAGGATACACACCATGAGGACATGTACCGTCTGCAAGCAGACCAAGGCTGAGACCGAGTTCTACAGGCGCAATGACCGGCCTTCAGGCTTCCAGTCGCGCTGCAAGGTGTGTCAGAACGAGTTGACCTACAAGTGGCGGGCGGATCATCCGCAAGAGATAGCCGAGCACAAGCACAAGTCGGCCCAGTCTCATAACCATTGGACCTTGCAGACGCGGTATGGCATCACCGAAGACGAGTACCAGGAGATGTACCAACGTCAGAACGGGCTTTGCGCGGCTTGCAACAAGCCTTCTACTGGCAAGAGGCGACTGCACGTTGACCACGATCATGAAACGGGCGCGGTCAGAGGTTTGCTGTGTCAAGGATGCAACACTGTGCTTGGTATGGCTCACGATGACGTTGACCGGCTGATGTCATTGGCGGCGTATCTTCTCCAGTCTCACGACTTACTCGCAAAGGGATACACACCATGAGCATCGTCCCAGTTACCCCGTTCACCGGCACGATCCTGCAGCTGGCCCACACCGACCCTGATGCTGCTGCCGAGCTGCTCCGGTTCGGGCTGTATGAGAGCCTGCTTGACCAGATCGACGCCAACCGGACTTCTCTGGACGCCGAAGGCAACGCCTTCATCGCCAAGCGTGCCGCTGATGCTCGAGTCCACCTGCTGAGGACCTACGTCTCCAAGGCGCTGGACGGCAAGAAGCCTGCCGACAGTACCCAGATCGCGGAGAATCTGGCCATCATCGACGAGTACGTGTCCAAGGCAGGCTTCATCCGCCGCACTATCGGCGGAGCTATCGGCGGAGCTCTCAACCAGACCAGATGGGACGAGTCAGAGCACAAGCGAGGTGCTGGCGGACGGTTCGTCGACATGACCTCTGTTGGTCCTGGCGCTGGTGGCAACCGGACAGAGATGAACCGGACCAAGGCCATGGAGATCGCCGAGGAGGCAGAGAGGCACAAGAAGTCCGGTCACCTTGACTCAGGCGACAACATCGGGCTGCGCTTCAAGGGCCGCAACCATGACGCAGACAAACCCCTTCGCTCGACTGTGGGCAACATCGACCGGGACATGCAGGAGAACACCAAGCAGAACGGCCAGTACCTTGTCGGCGCCGTATACGACCCTGCCCGCACGGTCACCGGCACCACGGCAACAGAGGGAGCCAACCGAGGCGCCTATGACGCCATGCTGCGGATGACGAACGACCCGGCTATGGCTGCCAGGTTCTCAGGCAGCAACCTGACCGGATCCTCTCAGGTAAACCACGACGCAACAGGCAAGTGGGGAAGCAGCAACGCCGCTGAGTGGAACAACCTGACCTCCGGCACCGACCGCCAGTCCTACCGCCGGATGGAGATGACCGGCCATGCCCTGACCAGCATCTCCTCTCCCGGG